ATTATTATTAGTGTTAAAAGCATAAGTCTTAGTTTTTTTTGGTAGCCTTGCTTGTGAAAGTTACGGGTGAAAAAAAGAAGCGGAACCTTTGTTTGGTCCCGCTTTCTTTATATCTTTGCACCGAAATAAATTTTCTTATAATATTTAAAATTACGCTACCCCCTCCCGTCTGTGAAGATAGGAGGGATTTTATTACATCAAAGCCTTCAGTCCGTCAAGCTCGCTCGGCTCGAATCCGTTTTCGATAAGCAGCTTTGCAAACGATTCCTTCTTCAACGGCTCGATGGTGATTTCTACCTCACGCATCTCTTTTTCTTTTTTAGCCGATGTTACGCTATTAAAGAAAGCATTGATTCGGTTGATGGCTTCCACTTCCGCCTCGGTCGGTTGGTAAGAATGGTCTGCGTTCCACTTCTTCACAAACTCGGTTCTCACCTTGTCATCGTCTTCAATCCCTTCGTAGCGGAACTTCTCGTCAACATCCTTTGCAAAAGCTTCAAATTCTTCGTGTATCGGGCGCATCGCCATTCGTGCATCCAATACCTTGATGACTTCGCTTTCTTCCAATTTCGTCACCTTCGCCTTTCCTAAGATGGTATAGGCACTCACAATGTTCTTGATACTTGCTTTCATACGCTTCAAATCGTTACGTTAGGAACTACACCATCCAATCCCTTGATGAATCCATCAATAGCCGCCTGCGCTTCGTGCTTTTCTTCGAGAGTATATTCACCAATCCAATTCACGTTCTGAGAGCGTGCGTGATTACTGAACGAAGCTACATGAACCCCATCTTTTTTTACGATACCACCATCGAAGCTGTTTCCCGATTGTTGGAAGTTCACTCTCGCTTCAATGTCATACACTCTGTCTTCTTTCGAGTTGTCCATTCTTAACGACACGTTTTCAATCTGCTTAACGCTGTAATTTTCCATAATTCAAAAAATTTATCATTCAACAATAATTTCATTACTATTAGCATCAACCCCAAGCCCTGCCCACTTCATTTGTGGCAAGGCAATGATACCTAATATCTTCACCCCCGTTTCCTTTTCGATGCTCTCCACAACAGACGAAATATCCGCAAAGAGAAACTGAGGTATTGTTTTACCTTTCAACTCAACGAAAGTATCACAATGGCGCACATTCTTCATTCGTCCACCTGCACCAATGATTGTTCCGCCATACTTTCGTCCAACTTCCAATCCATAGTCTTTGCGTTGGCCGTAATCTATCATACCAACACTCGCACCCGTATCAACAAGGAAGCAAGCTGCCTCCCCATTGATTTTGGCTTCTACGATGATTCTTTCCTCACTTAGCGACTTTATCCGTTCCATACTCATAACAATAAAGGTGCAACACCATCCATAATAATAGGTATGGATTTCATAGAGATATTACTGAATACTATCATTTCATAGGAATCATCGTCAGTCGGCCATTTGGTATCATGCACGAAGTCCATATAATAAGTGCCCCCATTTTGCGAAGTTTTTGACAAGGTGAAGTTCTCGTTTCCATAAGTTCGTGTGATAGAGCCACTCTTGATTGCATTGATGGTGATAGAAACCTTCGTACCTTCCAAGGATTTGGGATAGCCAAGAACACCACGGAATGACATAAACGTACTTTTGTACGCATAGGTATTGCCCACCCAACCCACAGAAGGAACGGTCTGTTGAACACTACCCGAAACACCACCCGGTGCAATCGTACCGCCTGCGGCTTGTGCAGGGATAGCCATTACATTTCCGTATGATGTATTACTTTGTGGCACTCGTTGATACAGACATGGATAGATTGCATACGAAGAGAAACTTCCACACGTATTGGCGACCTCTTGGTAAGTCACCGAAAATGTATCATTCGTTATACTCTCACCCGAACCGATGCTCCCCGTATGCGACTTCTTGAAATACTTTCCGTTTGCCACAATCACCACACCAAAATACCAACTCGATACAGATGCACCATTATACCGCATATCACCAAGCACCAAGTTATAGGTAGGGTCAATGTCACTGCTATTGTCGTAAAGTTCACAACTTATCGAGCTTGCTGAATTACTACTTGTGAAAGCGCCGTGCACGTAAAAATCCCATATCGGTGCTTTGGCTGTATAAAGGTATTTGCGAAAATCACCAAGCCGCATAGGTGTAGCTGTACCTCCCTGTGGTGGGTCGAAAACAAAGGTAGCTTTGTTCTTGTAAGCCGTCACAAGGGCTTCCTCGGAAGAAAAAACCACGCTACCCGATGTAAATCCGCACAATCCGTTATACCCTCTGAACCAATCATCAGAGAAATCCGCATACAGCTTTACGTCCTTAAACTTTGCCCATTTGTTCACATCGTTTTGCTGAAAGAAGGATTGCAGGGCGTTATTTGCACTCCCCCCATAAGCGTTGATAGTGTCTCGCACATCCACAAGATGAACGGGTCCTGTACCTATTGGATTTAATACTGCCATATCTTAGTTATTTTCGATTTCTTCAACATTAAACGAATACATAGTAACGCTTCCACTTACTTTGAGGTCTCCTTTAATGAATACATCATTCCCTCTCTTTTCAATAAAACTTCCATCAATGACATTCACCTTGAATATCTTAGCCAACCATAAAATAAAATTTTTCATTCCTTATGCCGATTTAAGTATTTTAATTTCTTTCTTTAATCTCTTCACTTCGTTCTTCAACAAGCGGATTTCCTTGTCAGTCTTACTTTCATACTTCACAAGTTCCCTTGCAATCGAGATAGCCGATGCCAAAGCGGCATTTTGGATTTCCATTGTGTAGAAACCCTCTGAATCCAACTTGCAGAACCAATCGTTTATTCCTGCCCAATACTGAGCGATAGAACCCACGTGGGTAGTCTTGTTGGAATCGCTGTTGTAGTAATGCTCAATCAAAGGTGCATCAGCTATCTGCTTCAATGATAACTCAACGTCTTGCAGTTTTGTTTTCTTTCTAATGTCGGAGTACATGGTTATGCCGCCAGAAACAAGCAAATTACCTCCACTACTCAACGTCATGGACGGACTGTTATCTCCTCTCCAAAACCATCCAAAAGGCAACTTAAGAGCAGAACCATTATCAGAAGCACGTGCTGCGTCAAAGAACATACCGTAGTTATTATCCACTGTTAATGTGGCAATATTATAAGTACCAGTTCCTATATTATAAAAGGCTACGCCTGAACCTGTTCTGACATACCCCCCAGTCTGTGCGAATCCGCTGAAATAAGCATCACCATTAACTTCTAATTTATGAGACGGAGCAAGAAACCCTATCCCTAAATTTCCATCACGTGAAAGGCGCATCTTAACATCAACGATTCCGCCAGTATAAAAATCTATGTAATGTCCGCATAAAAAAGTAGGGCAAGAAGCAAATGAAGTACTCCATCCTAATACAACGGTGTTTAATTCATTAAATTCCAATATATTATATAGCGTTCCGCTTGTCGATAAGGAATCAATCAAACGACCATTATGCAAGGAAATACAACCATTGAAGTAGGCATCACCGTTTACTTCCAACTTGTGCAAAGGGTCAATGAACCCAATTCCAATATTACCGTTTCCCCTAATTACCATCGCTTTTTTACCGCCTCTCCAGCCAAAGTACATAGAAGTATTGACTGCCGCGTAAGAATCTGATTCCTTGGCTGCTTCAAAATAAAGCCCATACTCAGAATCATATTGTATGCTTGAAACATTGTACGTGCCACTTCCTCTTGATGTAAGACAAAATGCCGGCGAAAATACAGAGCCTGATAAAGTGCCGCCTGTTAAAGGCAGATACGAACCACTTTCTGATACAAACTCGCTAACATTTTTATAACTCCATACAGAACTTCCTGCCGCTTGATACAACAATCTCCCTTGCGTAGGTGCTGAATCCGCCCAAGAACCCACATTCGTAAGTTCTCCAAGTGTAGAAGCGAACCCTTGGTCGTTGATAAACGAAGAAAGCAAAGTAGGAGTACCACTAATCTCTTTATAAGAATAGCTAGGCTTAGTAGGGCCAATCCACGAAGGCTTACCCATTACATTCTCCCAAGCCACAGAACCCGCTTCACCGCCATCAATAGAACCAACGAATGTAAGCACACCATTAACCACCTTCAGATTAGTTCCGTCAGTAGCGATGGCGGCCATAATGGTAGAAGGAGTGAAAGCACTATCCGATGCAAACATAGTCACTCCACCCGTCACAAGCAAGTCACCTTCTAGTTTCCAATACTTGTTGGTAGCATCATAAACAATAGGACTACCATTTACCTTCAATCCACCCGTGAAGTTCTTTTCACCAGTGATTGTCTGTGTAGTTTTAAGAGTAACATAGTTTCCAAGCAAGGTATCAACAGCGTCCTTTGTATAGGCATCCGTAATTCCATAGTCAGCAAGTGTAGTAGGGTTAGTACCATTTGTCACACGGCCGTACTTGTCAACAGTCACACTTCTGTAAGTACCGGCTGTAACACCACTTGTAGCGAGTGAAAGAGTTCTATCGGCCTCCAATGTACCACCGCCACTCAATCCTGTGCCTGCACTAATCTTGATAGCCTTGTCAGCCTTAGTACCAAGCGTAGTAATGATGTCGCCTATTGAATCCACATTCCCTGCAAGTACATCGGCAATCTCCTTCAATGTGTCGTAAGCGGCAGGTGCGCCATTAATAAGGTCATCAAGCCTATCTTCCACATACGTTTCCGTGGCATAACCGCTTAAAGAAGGAATATCGCTCTTCTTGGCGTAATTGTTGCGTGACAGATATTCAAACAACTCGGTTTCATTCAGCCCTACATTCTCAGCGAGCAAAGTAACCTTGCCATTAGAATCAACACTGAAATAGGAAGAATCAAATGAAGCTATGCCTTTGGCCGTAGTAGATGCTATCGGCAATGAATCAAGGATACTTGGTATGTCAACTTCACCTTCCGCATACATTGTAATACCTCCTCTAACAACAAGGTTGGCATCCAAGTATATCACATCATCTTGTGACTTGGTAATACCCAAACCGCCAACAGATAATCCGTTGAGGAAGTTCTTGTGAGCGGCGATGGTCTGTTCGGTGTTTAGCGTGACATATTTTTTTAACTCGGCGATAAGATATTCGGTTGTGGCATATACGCTTAAATCGGGAAGACCGCTCAAATCAGCATACTTGCCACTTGTGGCGACAGTAGCAAATGTAGGTTTTAACTTAATGTCATTCCAATATACCTCGGTCAAGCCACCCCCTAAATCAATATCGGGATTAATCATCAACACCCCGTTATCGTCACGTATCAACGTGTTGCCATCTATCGGCAAACCTGCATAGATGCTTGGCAAATCCAATTCACCGCCATCGGCATACATCGTAATGCCGTACTGAGTGACTAACGGCAGTTTGCCGAAGATGTACTCATTGCCTTGGGAGTCAGTCTTGATTTCCCATACCTTGTCCCATATAGCTTTGAGAAGGTAATCCAACCCTCCACCTATGGAAATGCCTCCGAAAGAACCGCCTCCAACAACTTGTGTTGTGGACTCTCCGGATGGAGCGGGTTTTCTCTTGTCGGTGTTTACCACCGTCAGTTTCTTGGATTTATCTCTCATCTTATCTTAGCTTATGGTTTCTACGTTCTTCTAATACAACGGCTGTACCCGAAAAGGATTCCTTCGGCAAAAGGTATGTGTACAATGCCAGACGATAATACTTGTAGGGCTTGCCCTTCAAGGAGCCTACCCGAACATAAGTAATGTCGTCGTTGGAACCGAATAGCATATACTTAACAAACGAATCGTTGCTAGTCCGTGTTCCCATGTTCTTGACTTGCACGATGGATTTCAGCGACAATGCGTGACCCAGCTTTAAAGATTTGGTAATTGCCAAACCTCGCATCCTTGTAGCAAGCGTATTGACATCCTCCTTGTTGTATAAGGAATAGAGCTGGCCTGTCGCGTTCTGTACGATGTAATCGGGATAATCAATCACTGCCGTAACTATTTTCGAGTCCGGCACAAACTTCGTCATTGTGTCGTTGTCGAAATTGTACAGATACGAATAGGGCTTGTCCACGTTGTATATCAATAACCGGTTGGACGCATAATCAAAGGCCATTCTTGCTCCTTCCACAAAAGGTTTGAATCCGGACACGTCCAAGGCTTTTTCGACAAGTGCAGTATATTCGCCTATCTTGACATCGGGCAATGTCCCATTGTCAAAGGCTTTCCCGTTCATCCTTTCAGTGAGCAATGTCATTTCGTTACCGGATGTAAGCATGATGCCCTTCTTGGTAATGATGACTACGGAGTTTTCCAAGGGTGTAATTTTGTCGGGACCTAACACCACATCTTCCTGAATAGGTGATATGGCTGCATAGTATCCTTCGGAGTCCACTCTCAAAGCATAGTTTCCGTCCGTGCAGAAAGCCATCAACGGGTATTCACCGAACTGTCCTTGCGAAATGGGCCTTGTTACAGCTGACATTCCGATAATTTCTTCCGTTCCAATCGTGTAGATGCCTTCCAGTGGAAAACGGAACGGATTGTTTACTTCGGACGTAAACAACTTGTTGGGCATATAGTCCTTTGCTGTATCGGTCGCCGCCACTTCCGGCGTGCCGGCATTGAAGGGTAAATCATTGAATCCATTGAAATATACCGCTCCATTCAGTCCTGAATGTGGAGATAGCAGCACATCCGCATACCTTCCATTCATGGTGTCGTGAATGACCATTCTATATGCATCCGTATCGGGGTAGAAAAGGTAATGGCCGTACATGTGAAACGTGTAGTTTCCGTATGGTGCCTTCACAATAGCGGTGCCGTCAGACGTCTTTATGTAGGTATAGACTATGTATTGTCCTTTTGTTTCCCCGTCATATCCTGGTTGCGACAAAGCCATCGCCGAATATCCTTCAAACAAGTGTCTTTCTATGTTCGAGATATTCAGGCGCCCGTTATACACGAATGAGCTTTTCGGCAGGATGATGTCGTGTGTCATATAATCGTCCGGCAGGCTTTCTTGTATTTCGATGCCTGCAACAGGATTTACTCCGACTTCTTTAGGGAACAGAGTCCTTCCGCTCCATGATGTCACTTCCTCCAAGCCAAGCGACGTATATTTGTAGAAAATGGCTGCAGATGTTATGTCTGCATACACATCCGCCATATCCCTTTGCGGCAAATCCCAAAAGACGTAAGACGAATAGAACGATTCCGCCAGGTTGAAATTGTCGCAGATGGAGTGCTTCTTGTAGCCCAACCCTTCCAGATTCCCGTAGAACCTGGAGTTTGCGGAGGGGGAATCTTTTGTAGTATATGAAAAACTTTTGATGATTCCGTCCTGATCGTACGTCCGGATAGGTGTTGTGACAAAAACAGATATGTTGCTCACAATATCCGACCAGTCTTCTATTCCTTTTCCGTTGCCGTCCACATAATAGTTCAGATACGAGGTGATGCCGGCCACGAAGGTTTTGAACGGTGGCCTATGGTCTTGATATGCGCGGTATCCGCATATTGGAGCCATTGTTGTACTTGGAAGCATCAACACTGGCGAAGACTGCATGATGTATGTCCCGTCGTATAGCTGGTATGCATACCTGACGAGAAACGGGAATATGAACTTTCCTTGTTCTTCAGACTCTTCGGCAATGAATTTGTTCACAATCGGTATGACTTGATTGGTCAAGGATGTCTGGTTGTCCTCGTCGTCCAAGTCAGGATCAAGCCTGTTGCTCTTTGACGGCACATTGACTTCCACAATGTCTTCTTCTGCCGTCATCACCATTTCGCCGACAAGATTGAATGACAGTCCTACCTCGGGTATCTTTGTACCCAAGTATTTGTACTCCCCGTCCTTATATAGGATATAGTGAGGGCTGTTGCTGTCGTATGCAATTATGGTATTTCCCAGGTACTGGATGGAAACAATGTCTCCCGTCTCTACAGACAACCCGAACAAGGTTCCATCTTCCGACTTTCTGAAATACATCCGACCGCTTTTTCTTGTAACGTAATTCTTGATTCCGGACTTAGTTTTATGTACCATCAAGAGCAGTTCGTCCGAATCAAGCTTCACGGGTAGCGGTGTAGGCATTTCCATCGGAACCAGTTCTTCGTTCTTTACTTCCAAGTTTACGCACTCGGCCAAAGACCCGTCCGGGCTAAGTGCTTCGGACGGCAGATGTGTTATCCCTCGTCCATACGACAAAACGACGCTTTCCTTCATAGTTACTCTACTCCTATTAAACCTCTTGCAATTTTCAACAAATTATCCGCCACCGGTTCTTGCAGCGATACGGCCGTAAGGCCTGCGACAAAATAGATGAAGGCATCCGCCAGCTGGTCTGAAATGTTCACTTCGGAAGCGTTTTTATCTATGGATGCCACATAAGTGAAGCTGCGCAACGTGTCGCCCGTTGAGGCTGCCTTGTACAGTTCGAGTGCTCGTCCGTCGGGTCCATTCACCAAGGCTGCCACCGGCATGTCGGGACTTCCGCATACCCATTTATTCGACTGCATGCGATATAAGTCGCTGTCTTCGGGTACTGCCGTGTCACGGGAGGATACCCAAGAAGACAACCGGACACTTACCAGACGAAGAAAGTCACTCGGGAGGCTTATCTTCCCTACCAGGTTTGAATCAATGCTCAAAGTAGCTCCGCTTCCGTCTTTCGCTTCGATCAGCGCCACGTCCGCCAACATGGCTACCGTTCTGTATGCATCGGCTATACATGACTTGATAATTGTATTCACGTTGGCATTGTCTGTATCCGTTTCCGCCATTTCGGAATCGTTCAAGCCTATTTCGTCCAACTTGGCGCGAGCTAAGGAGATTATTTCGTCTATTGTGTATTTCTTCATCTGTCAGAACTGTTATAATGGATAATTGGGGAATACTACGTTGAACTGCCTGCACAAGGCTGCTACCGCTTCTTTTGTCGAAACATCGGATCTTTGCACTCCGTAATTGGTGATGAAGAACTCTTTGGCCTCCATGAAGGACGCTACATCTTCGGAGATGATGGATGGGGCCGGTTCTTCGGCTGCAGACTCCGGACGTTCTGGAGATTCTGGAGTCACCGATGATGCGGTTGAGGCTTCTGTGGCCGGCTCCTGCTTTTGCCTGGGTGCTGCCATTGTCTTTCCCAGGATGCTGTATTTCTTCTTCTCGGGCATTGGTGCCTGGATGTACGCTTGTTCCTTCTTTGGCGGAAGCAGCTCTTCGACGGCTTCGGTGATCCGACCTTCGCGGAACCATCGGTGTGCCCGGATTCTTGCAGCCAGCACTTCGTCCTTCGTGATGAAATAAGACAGCCCGCGGTATGCCGGCGAGAAATTGACGTATGCCTGGCGTCCGTGAGCGTTCACCGAGAACGAGAGCGAAGAGCGTGATGTAAACTTGAATTGCTTATTCATAATGCTAAATTTGAAAAGAGCGGGCCAAACGGGTTTCCCCGGGCCCGCTCCGATTTATACTAGGAATACAAAAAGACTTGTCCTTTTTAAGCTGCCTTTTCTGCTACATACTCAGGCATTGCGATACGTGCGTGGGCATCCGGGAAACCAAGTGTCCAGCAAGACATTTCTTCCATAGTGACCGCATTTGCATTGGAGATGAAGAGTTCCTTCAAATCGTATTCGTTGCGAGCCCAGTTCTGGAACACCCACTTGTCGAGGTATTCAGGGTCGAGGGAGAAGCCGCGGCCGTTGAAACCCCAAGCATTGAACAAATCGTGGCGATAGAACAACAACTTGGTACCCATGCTTTCGAATGACTGGAAGTCGAGTTTCCAGTTGTTGTAGTTCTTTTCACTCTCGAAGATCTTGATTCGGTTATTTGTCTTGATCTTGCAGAGCGCTGAATAGATGGTGTTGTCCACAAACACCAACTTGGTACGCGAACCGTTCCCTGCACCGTCGATGATTCGGCCAACCAAATCGACCAATTCGTCTTCTGTGATGACGTACTTCTGTACATAGTTGCCTTCTTCGTCCACCACAGTGTTTCCTGCTGCATCGAGTACCTTTTCCCAGTGTCCGAGTTCAAGGTCCTTTCCGGCACGGTACCAGATACCTTCGCAAGTGTAGATGTTACCCTGTGCGTTGAACTGGTGTTTAGACTTGACACCGAAGAGACCTGACGCTTCCATACCGATACGCATGTCTTCCATGGCCATACGTTCCATACGAGTAAAGCTCCAGTCCACTTCCTTCTTTGAGAAACGGTCGTAGATGGTCTGTTCTACCTGCATGATATATCGCTGGCAGTATTGTTCGGTTGGAGAAGGGAGCTGGTAGTACGAACCGGTAGAAACGTCCTTTTCGGCAGCTGCACGACCCATACGCAAGAGAACTGTACCCTTCGGCAAATCCGGGATAAGGTATGGATTACCGTTGGTAGATTTCTTGCCGTTCACTGCATACACCAACGGAAGGTTTGTCTCGCTGTTGATGGCATGCACACGAAGCATGAGCGGATGTTCTGTATCTTCCTGGTCATTGACATAGCCCGGCATGAAGGAACCGTCACTCTTCAATACCAACAATGTATCCATTGCTCCAATGATGGTATTGTCTTCCAATTCGACGGCCTTCGGGGTTTCGCTTGTCATTGCAGCAACAGCCGTCTTTACCACCGCCTTCAACGGACGCTGGCCGACGCTGTAATACTTGACTACAATGGAGCTGGACTTGTTGAACGAAGCGGTACGCAAGATCTGGTCGATCGGTGTGCCTGTAAACTTCATTTCTACAATGGTACGGTCGATCTGTTTCTGGTACCATTCGGTATCCATCACCTGTTCGTTTGTAGTAACGGAAGAACCGCCTTCGACAACGGCACCCTTACCGCCACCCAATTCGTTTACGGTAGTACCGTTCGGCACGTCGGCCGCACAAGCAAAACCGCCACTCGCTGCACCTACGAGAAACATCATAAGTACAGATACAAAAAACTGAAATGCTGATGTAAACTTTTTCATACTGTGATTTTTGTTAATGATTAATTAGTTGGTAAAAGAGTTTTCATTCAAAATCGGCGCTTCATGCCGGAATAGTGGTCCGCCGTAGGGTTTCCTGAGCCCTTTGGGGTAGTATCTCCGCCACCGCCACCGCCTGTATATGTAGGGGCTGCAGCTGCGTTTCGGTGTGGCTGGTTGCGTTCCTTCCGCATGGCTGAACGTCCTTCGTTCCGTGCCGCTTCGGCATCGGCTTCCATATTGAAGGCATGGATAAACCGCTTCCAGTCTTCGACATCGAGCTCGTGACGTACAATGCGGTGAAGGATTCCTTCGGCGTCCTCTCCCGGTCCGTAGAGCCAGTCGAGCATTTCCGACACATTCGCTTCGTCCACATTTGACTGCTGGACGGCCTGCGTAAGCGCCGCGTCCGTTTTCTCCAGGTTTTCCCCGGCAGTCTTCTTGCGTGCTTCGGCGTCGGCTGCTTCCTTGACCTTCTGCGCTTCCTTTTCGCGTACCTTTGCCAGTGCTTCCTCCTTGGTCATTTCGCCTTCATAGTAAGCCCGGAGTTCGTCCTCGTAATTGTCGAACATGTATCCGACGAGGGAGAATGACTCTCCGTTGTCGTCCATACCCGACGCCAGGCCAGTAAGGATTCCAGCCGCTCTCGGATCGGAAGTAATGACGTCGTTGAATTTCCGGCGCTCTTCTTCGGCTGCATCGAAAGCCTGGAAGGATTCGTCCAGGTACCCGCCGACTGCATCGTCATCGTCGAGATCGAGCTCGGCATTTCGTGCCGATACTACCTCCCTCCAGCTTCTTCTTGCAGGTGCTTTCGGCTCCTGCTGTACAGTTTCTTTCTTTTCTTCGGGTTTCATTTCTCAGTAATATAGGTTATAGTACAAAATTGCACATGTTTTTGGGCGTGTCGTTCATATTCTGCCAATCGTATTCACGAATTTTGAAAGGACAAAAACAAACTAGCCATTCCGCAATATGAGGCACAAAGGAAACATAAGCGAGGTAAACGTTTACAGGAACAAAATCGTGAAGAAGCTGTTCCGGGAAATCAAGCGATCGGGTACATGCAGTACCGTGGGCGAGATATGCAAACGGATTGCAGGGATGCAGATGGAACGCCACTATATCAGCGAAGAGCGTGCCGGTGAAGTTTACTGCCGGTATTTGCGTACCGGGAAGGTGGACAGCTGTTCAGAATACACCTACCGGCTCTACACAAGCCTTATAGATGCCTGTGAACGCATCAAGCAAGAAAAGGGCTCCATGTGTGTGAGGCATATCGTGCGCGAAGCCGTGGAACATCCCGCCCATTGTATCGGTATCAGCCCGAACCGGATACAACGCATACTAAGAGAAGGAGGATTGTTGGGATGAAACAGATGTATGGATACCTTCTTCTTGCCCCGCTGATTCTGTACGGGAAGGACCTGGCGGTCTGTGCGGGATCTCCCTGGTGGACGCATTTCACCTATATGTTCGGGCATGCCGGCTGGATTCATTATGCACTGAACGGCATCGCCTGGCTACTGATGCGGAGAATCGTCACCCCTGCACGCACCGTTACCGCGGTCCTTGTGGCAGCCCTTCTGCCGGAGACGCATATACCGGTGCTTGGATGGAGTGTCGTTCTGTACTACTATATGGGGCTTTGCCTTGCCGCCATGACGAAATCCGCCAAGCTCCGGATTCTGGCAATCGTGGCAGCCGGTTTCTTCGTTCCATGGATAGCCGCCTGGCATCATGCCGGCATGCTTTTTGCGGGATGGATGATCAGAAAGGTAGAAATGAAATGGGAAAGAACGATGTACTGACAGATTACGAAGAACAAAAAAGACTGTTGGGGCTGTTCGGCGCATCGGTCGTAACGCAAGCCCAGCGGATGGTAGAGCAGAACGAAGCCCGAACCGGGGAGCTGTTCTGCGACTATGACCCGCTGACTGGTGAAGGCGCTCCCGGCAAACGAAGGCTTATCGTCATAGACGACCTGTATATGGGTGAAGAGGCCCGGCTGTGGCTTCCCATAGACATGTTCAGTGTGGGCATGATCTATTGGCTTGACAAGCTTGGCAGCATTGAAGAACTTTGCTATTATCTGTATGGTGGATATGATGCTGAAACTCGGGATGCCATTGTTTCCTCGTTTCTCCGTACCTGGGCAAAGTATGACTTCTACTTCTTCTGCTATGCCTATGCACGCATCAAGAACAAGGAAGGCGGAGAAGACATCCCTTTCAAGCTGAGGCCGCCCCAGATAAAGCTTACCAACCGTTTTGAAGCCCAGCGCCTTTCCGGGAAGCCTATCCGCATCATCCTGCTGAAGGCCCGACAATGGGGTGGCTCGACCTGTACCCAAATCTACATGGCCTGGATTCAGATCATGTGGGTGAAGTCGTGGAACAGCATCATTGTAGGACACCAGGGAGACTCGGCAGCCGAAGTGAAGGACATGTACGTGAAGCTGATTACGCAGTTGCCGGACTTCCTCTTCCACGAAGAAGGTAAAGAATACGACGACGGACAACCCAAGATAAAAGGCGGCGGTACGACGAATATCAGCATGATTCCCCCGCGAAACTGCAAGATCAAGCTGGCTACCGCCATGAACCCGGAAGGCGCCCGTGGTGGTGACAGCGCCATGGCACACTGTACGGAAGTGGCTTTTTGGCCACAGACCGAGAAGATGGACCCGCAAAAGCAGGTAAAGTCCAGCTGTTCGGGAATTCTGTACAAGCCTTACACCATGATCGTGTATGAAAGCACAGCCAATGGTCCGAACTTCTACAAGGACGAATGGGACCGTGCCAACAGTACGGATGATTACGGCAACCCTCTGTCTGCCTTCGAGCCGCTATTCGTAGCCTGGTGGGAAATTGAGCAATACACGGAGAAGCCGTTGAACATTGTGGAGTGGGCTTGTCTGCTTATCAGCCGCCGAGACGACAAGCGGAACCATTGGGATTACTTCTTCTGGCTATGGACTATCGGCGCCACCTTGCAGGGGATATACTGGTATTACCTGAAAATGAAGGAATATCCGGACATCCAGGACATGCAACAAGAATATCCGAGCAATCCGGTTGAGGCCTTCAAGTTCAGCGGACAGAATGAGTTTGACCTGTACAAGATAGAGCAGATGCGGAAGTTCTGCAAGAAAGCCTTGTTCCAGGGAGACATTTACGGCAAAGCGCCCAAGGGAGAGCTGGCCATGGAAGGACTACACCTGGGGGCGGATGTGGCAGGACCCCTGAAAATATGGGAATATCCCGAAACGAAGAGCCGGTTGAAGAACCAGTATTTCGTGAGCGTGGACATCGGCGGGAAGTACAAAACGAGCGACTACAGCGTGATAACCGTACTGGACCGTGCGGACATGATGGCAGAGGACGGCGTTCTGAATGAAGATGCCGGTCCGCGTGTGGTTGCCGAATGGTACGGACATACGGATCCGGACTTGCTTGCCATCAAGTGCGCGCAAATCTCGGCCTACTACAACAACGCGCTGCTGATTGTCGAGAACAATACGGCGTACAGCAAGCTGAACAATGTGGACACAGACAACGTGAGCGAGCTGTTTTTCCCTATCCTTCTGCCGCTGTACGACAACCTGTATTGCCACAACAAGAGCGAACTGAGCCGCGGCCAGAACGCGCCGGAGACGAAGTGGGGATTCAACACCAACACTTCGACGAAGGTAAGCATCATCAAATACATGGGGCAATGTATCCGTGACGTGCTGTATATAGAACGTGAACGTGAATGCCTGAACGAGTGTTGCGTGTACATGAAATTCCCCAACGGGAAATATGGAGCCCAGGCAGGCAAGCATGACGACCGTGTGATGAGCCGGGCCATCGGCCTGTACGTGAGCCGCTTTGAATGGGAACGGTACCCGGTAAAGGTTGCCCCGACTGCCGAAGAGCGACTGAAACAGCTGCAGAGCCTAAGAAGCAAGGGCGCCGGACTGGAACGAATTATCAACAACTAATCAACAATAATATGAAGACTATCCTATCAACCATCTTGAAGGGTGTAAAGAACGCCCTGATGAACCCGAGAAAAAGCCGAATCATGCTGGAATCTTCCAAAATGTGGGTCAAAGCGAAGGAAGAGGCAGAAGAGTTGCGCAAGAGAGACGGGCACCGTTATTTCGTGGTGTACGACATTTCGCAAGACAAGCTGATCAGCATTACCTATGACCTGTACAAGAACCGCGGCGACAGTTACAAATACCTCCGCTTGAGAGGACGGTTCAAGACTCCCATCAAGCGTGAACACTTGAAGGGGCTCTGTTTCTACTACACCGGTTCCAAGTGGGGAGCCAAGGCTTGTACTGGAGCGGAAGAAGCCGAAAAGATGAAGGAATGGCAGCAATACTACCTGAAAGTCAAACTTTCCACTAATAAATAGCCGTTCCTTTCAATCAGGTCTGTAAGGTCTATCTATCTTTGCAGTGCACAAAAACATTATTATAACTCATTTTCATTAAGGTATTAGTTTTACAAATCCAACGGAAGGGGCTCGTCGTGAGACGAACCCCTTTTACTTTTTCCTGCAACAATCGCACAAAAAAGTCTTTGCTACCGGCCACATTTCCTTATATATGGCATCCCCTATGTACTGGATGTCCTCTCCTTTTTGCGGGAACCCGAACGCTTCGGCGATGCTGGACTTGACGTGCCCCACTTCGTGCTGCTGCGAACATGCGAACTCCATGGCCGACGATGTGCGGGAAATGACCATTACAGACTTGCGGTGCTTCGGATTTGAATAGGCCAGTCCGGAATCGAGCTGCCCCCTAATCAGGTTTACCTGTGCATCCTGCATGAAATCGCCTTCGCATCCGATGGCGGCCAGCTGCTCCAGGATTTCTTCGGCATAATAGGTGGAGACGTGATAATATATCCTTATCATCCACTCCTGCCCATTATGCCTGATGCTTATCTGCTGCCTGATCATTGATTCATGTTCCAGTTGTACGGGTCGAACGGGTGCGGGTATGGACCCGGGTAAGGCATCGGGTGCCGTTCGTTCATGCTTCCGCCGTCGTGTCCGGCATCCGCTCCCCTCTGACCGCTGCGCATCGCTCCGCCGCCACCTCTCTGGCCTCCGTTCTGAACAGGCCGCATGCCCTGTTCCTGGATGCCGGAGTAATATCCGCGTTCGTACATATCGGGTTGGTGATAACCTGTTTCAGGACGATAATAGCCTACACCGCGAGGGTAAGGCGTGCGCTGGCGCTTTTCTTCGTCCCGATGCCCCATGCTTCCGCGACGTTCGTTCATTTCCTGCTCCATGTGAGGCATGAACTTTTCGCGTACTTCGTCCATCTGTTCCTTTACTCCATCCAACTTTTCCAGACATTCGAGCCCTCTTCGGAGGTATTCGTATCCTTTCTGGATGTCTTCGAGGAAACCTTCGGACTTTTCTTCAATGATGATAATCGGTTTCATATCTTAATCTATTTATGTTCGTTACTCTGCTTCAAGTTGGTAAGCAGGAGCTTGTGTATGTCGGTAAGCGTTCCCTCCATTCCTGACACCTTGTTTTCCAGGAACGTCAGCCGCTTGTCCTTCTCGCGTTCTTTTGCCAAGTTCGGGTCGAGGACGTCGTAGAAACTTTCGTAAACCGGCAGAAGCGCTTCGTGGTGCGGTGCACTATCCACAATCTGCTGGCTTGTGCGATGCAGGTTTTTCACTTCGTTCAGCATGGCTTCGGGATTGTCGGAAACGACCGTTCCGTCGGGGCTTGTCGTGATTTCGCCCAATGCCGGCATTTCCTTTAGGGTTGTATTCTCCCCGTTTATGCTGACCTGAATATCCACCACCGACACCTGTGCAAAGACATTCTGCGGGTTGGCCGGTGTATAGGGATTGCTGACCGACACCACTTGCGCCGGTGTCAGTACAGGCTTTTCACCTTTCCTTAATATATACAGGACTGAACCTTGTCTTACTCCTTGAAACATAAAAATCTGCTATTGATGATTAATACTAGGCGGTGTATGGAGCCAACAGCTGCAAGCGGTTGTTTCTCTGATCATAAAAGAAATGATAGATGCCCGTTCCAGTGATGTCGGCCACCGTTACCGGTTCATTGTTGATTCCTACTACAGGGGTCGGGTTTCCTCCTTCGCTCGTGAAGACGATCGGGAGCGTGGCCGTAGTCCCCTCTGGAATGGCTTGCGCCAGATCGGCATACAGCCCACCGAAATACGGGAGTCCGAAGTTCGGCCTGTTGCGGAAGACGAACTGGACATCGGTTGCGGTGACTGTTACCGAAAGGCTGCGCAATGCTACGGGATTAGTTGTATTGCCCATATTCCCCTCCTTTTCTTAGAAGAATGAACCGTTGTTACCGTTGAAACCAAAAGGAAAGGCAAAGCCTCCGGCGCATGTGTACGGCGCGTAATTGACGTTTACACCACGATTGATGGGGATGTAATCGGGCTGCGCGGTGATTACTTCCGTTTTCGGCAAGCGGCACTTGATGCCATCGACGTCGCTTTGCAAGTTCTGCAAGCCAGCTGTCAAAGGATTGACGGCGCTGCTCAACATCGCTGCAAAGGTCTGTGTCTGCTGGTAGTTGTTGATGGCAGTGGATTGCTCGGCGATGCGTCGGTCACGTTCTGTGATTTCGCGTTGCATTTCACGCATTTCGGCATTACGCTGGCCTGCAAGTATCGCTTCCGTTGAGGCTGCAATGGCTTTTTCGATGGCGCAAGTCTGCTTGGCTGTCTCGAAACCGATGCTGGAGAAACCTTGCGTCATGATGGTTTTGAGGTCGCAGCAACAAGACGCGATCTGGCTTGTGAGGGCGTTGTTTCCCTGCAAGATAGCCATGATGATCTGGTTTGTGTTCTGGCCCATCTGGTTGCCCAAGTTGCAGATGCTACCTGCTACCTGGTTAATACCTGCCAAGATTTGGTCGGTAGAACAGTTCACCGCTTGCGCAAGCTGGCTGATGTCCACGCCGTTGCGGTTGAGCGTCTGCAACAACATGTCGGTTTCCGCATTACGGTTGTTGTTGCCACCGCCAAACAGACCGTTACCGTTGCCATTGCCAAAGATGGCAGCCACAATGATCAAGGCGATGATGTCGCCCAAACCGTTGTTACCCAACAATCCACCGCGGTTGTTGTTCACGAGGCTCATTACAGTAGCCGGGTCGATGCCACGATTCTGCAACAAAGCTGGCAGCATGGATGTGATGCTCTGAGATTCACCACCTCCGAAGATGATAGTTTTTCCGTCACTCATACGAATAGTTTTAAAGGATTAATATTAGTTTTTGCCTTATGGCACTGCAAATAACCCCATAAGAGCGTTGCTCTAAAAACATTCCGTTGCCAGTTCGTTGCTAATTTGTTGCAGGTTTGAAGAAAGCGACCATTTGCGCTTTCTGTACTTGAATCCGTTCTTCAGCTTGTTCACCCCTTGGCGCGTAAGTGATGTAAGACGGGCTATCTCCATGTCGGTTATCCCTTTCCCGGAGAGTATATATATAAGGATTGTGCGCGCATCCACCGCTTCTTCCTTGTTGCTATGAATGATCTCTTCCTGGCCCGTCACTTGACAGACAATTTTCAGTACCCTGTGATAATATTTAATCATTTCGTCGCTCATAAACAAAAACCGCTAGACAGTTGTTAGACTACTGGAGCCGTGCAACTGCCTAGCGGGGCATCTTCTGTATGGGGTGGAGATTTGTTTGTGCGGCTTTCTTTTCTGCTGCCGCCGTGCATCATTGATCGGGCAAAGCTTCTACATCCAAAGGGAATATCATTCTTTTCTTGTTCTCTTGATCATCCACCTGATAAGAAGGTACAATGAGTAAATGAATATCGCTTTAATCAGGGCGTCTCCCATGTCCTGATTAAACTGCTGCCATCTGGTGAGCTTCTTGACTACCGGATAAGGAACCTGAACAGAGTCTCTTCTTTCGATGTAAACGGTGTCTTTCCGGACTACATATTTGTAAACGTAGCGCAGCTTGTCCTTGAACACCGTGTCTCCCTTTTCGCGGACGAGCACGGAGTCCTTGACAAAAATGCTGTCTTTCTGCAATCTTTCCAAGAAAACACTATCCCTCCTTACCGTTTCGACCGGCACGTATTGCGTAGTGCATCCAAACAGGATCAAGAGCAATAAGACGACCATCGCCGCCAAGGTGATTCTGGACCACATTTCCATTTTTTCCTCTATCGTCTTCATAAGCCCAGGTATTTCTTGATTCCTTCCACGTGTACTTTCGCTATTGTCGCCTTACCTACCAGCGAGAGCAAGTATTTGCAGTCTCCCTTGTTGTCCATGAAGAGGTTTTCGGTTATCACTGCGGGGCACTTGGTATTCTGGAGGATATAGAAGCGGTTTTCTTTATCGGGGTCTCCGTCGATATAATCCGTCCTGAACTTGGTCGTTTCGGGCAACCAGAGGCTAGCCGTCTCGTATATGCAGGTAGCCAGCTTGTCGGCCTTGGTCTTTCCGGGTGTTGTATAGACTTCCCATCCTGACGCCGACATCCAGGTATCGCCGTTTCCGGCTGCATTGCAATGTATGGATACCAGTATCACATTTGATCTTCCCAGCTCCGCACATTCTTCGTTTACCCTACGTACGCGTTCTTTCAGAGGTACATCCACTTCTTCCTTTACCAGGAGCTCTGCTTCAATGCCTTCGTGCCTGAGTCTGTGGTAAACAAGCGAAGCTATCTCGCGAGTATAAGCATACTCCATGAGCTTTCCGTCCGGGCTCTTCTTGCCCGGTGTGTTGCTTCCGTGTCCGTTATCAATCAATACTTTCATAGTAACTTGTTTTATGGTTTTTCCTTTTCAATTACATCTTCTATGTCTTTTTTCTCTACGTCGAACTTCTTTCCAAAGACGACAGCTATCAGCTTTACAAAGTTTATCTTGTATCCCTTCGGCCGGACAATGTTCCCGACAATGGAAACCCCTTCGACGCAGCATACACCGAGGCAAGCCCATTTGTCTATTGTACCGCCTCCGTGTGCCGCCACGTCGATAACGACCATTGTAACGACGAACAGGAAATACTCCACTGTCTTGCCCATGGTGCGGCGGCAGGCGCTGCTGAACCTAACCACTTCCCCCATAAGCAAGCTTTTCCGGATTCCTGTCACCAGGTCGCACAGGATGACGGCTGCCGCCACTATGAGCCATGGTATCATGTGACCGACACTTTCCTGCAGGAACGAAACGAGGATGGCCGAATATGTGCCTTCTGACACTGTGTATAATATCGGTTTGTCCATAGGCTTACATTGATGGCTGCTGTTGAGGCTGTGCCGGAAGTGCGGGATGCTGCGCCTGCATTTCGCGGAGTTGTGTCTCGTACTTGTCGAGTGCGGAGACGATCTTCGCCGAGTTGGGGAAGTTTCCGCTTTCGAGCGCCACCCGGATAGGCAACTGACCCTTGTCCACCATGGAGATGAGCAACTGGTTGGATAGTGCGCGATATACCGGGCTGTCCATGTCTTCGGAAATGGATATGTCCAGTTCCACATCGTGCATGGTTTCGAGATCGAGCGGTACCGGTTCACCCGCGATGGATATCATTTTCTTTCCGCGGTAGAAATGTTTCATCACCTTGACTACCTTGTACGCCACTTCGTTCAAGAATCCGTTGAAAGTGCGGATAAGGTCGAGAATGGATGATGAGGCCTGTGAAACCTGGCTCTGGTAAAGCACACCGCTTTGTCCTGCCTGCTTTCCCTGCAAGGCTGCCTGCACACCGGAGACGTCTTCCATCAACGTGCGTGAAAGCTGTATGATGTAGTCGAACCCGCCCGGGATGCTTCCCGCCTGCTTGGTGTCAGGCTGGCGGCCGCCATGCTTGAGGTGTAGAGTATGACACCGTTGGAGCGTACGTACTGGTCGGCGATGTCTTCGATTGACATCTGGTCCGTCAGTGATTCTTCGTCGATCATCAATACCCCCTTTGCGGCGTTCTTGATGTAGAAGTCGAGCGCAATCATGTAATAATTGAAATAATCCTGGCTCGGCTTCACTTCTGAAATGAACGGATGAAACTCTCCGTCGATGTACGGGTAAGGCTTGAACACGAAGGGGTGGAAGGATTCCGATCCGTTCCAGTACGGGCTTTCGCCTTCCTCGAGCACATGTCCATCCGGGGAGAGGTAGCGGAAATACCAGAATCCCTCTATGCGGCGTTCGGGCTTGATGAAGTTCTGCTCGGCATATACTTCGGGGTCGATGAAGTACATGGTATTCCCTGCTTCGTCGGTCATGGGTGTGCCGTCGGGCCATCGCTTGATGTTCAGTTCCATGCGCTGTGCGTTGATGTCGTCGATGGCCTGGCGCTGGTTGTACGGCATGAAGTACGGCTCGGGCGACAACGGGTCGTCGCAATACCATGCCCGGCGGCGTTCGCGTGTCCACAACTCGATTACGCGGCACTTGCCGTACTCGGAAGGTAAAAAGAAATCCGTATCCGCTATATTGAACGTGCGCTTGTCTCGCGCAAATTCGGAACTCAGGTAATCCTTGTCACGGCTATATGTGTAAATTTCCTGCAAGCGCTTGTCGTCGGCATCCGAATGGCTGAATTTCTCGAGCACATCCTGGAAGTCGAAGGAGTGTATCATGCCGCAAAAGCGGATGTCTTCGAGGAAGAAGTCGAGCGAATCGGGGAAAAACACGAAATTCGGGTTTACATAATCGGTCCAGACGTCGAGCTTTCCCCGCTTGAATCCCCATGAGACCTTGTACACCGGGAGGCCCGAGATAAGGAATTCCTCGAAGACTCTCGCGTCAAGCTCGTCGCGGCGGTTGAGCTTCATGTTCTGCTTGAGCAGTACGGACCATCCTTCGGCCGACTTCTTTTCGTTAGGGTCTGGCGCATTGCACACAGGTGCCGTGTCGTTGAGGCGGAACTGCCCCTGCACGACGCGCTTGATCTTCCCGAGGATGTTTGTCTGCAATGCCGGGATGCCTTTCTCGGCCAGGTATGCTTCTTTCGTCATCTGCCGGCCATTGACGACAATGCTTTTGTTGTACTGGCGTCCGTATGCGTAGTCCTTACATTCGGCCCTCATTTGACGGAAGGTGGAAAGTCTGGCGTAAGCATGGTAGGCTGTATATAGCCACTCCATTGCCCGACGTTCCCCATCGAAGAAACGACGGTCGAACAAGAGGGAATCTGAAATCTGTTCTTTGTTTGCCATGATAGAAATGTTTTCTACAAAGGAAACCTATCCTATCCTTGCGCTGCACATATTCTGCCAATCGGATTGGCAATATATGGCTGGCAACGTGGGGTTAAGGTGTACTTTTGAGAAAAATAATGCGATATGAAAATAGTTATCAACAAAGAGACCGTCTATGAGTATGCTTCGGCCCTGACTGCCCGTGCGGCCCTTGGGACCGACCAGTTTTCAATGACTGCCATCAACAAGAGCAATCATCACGTTCTTGATGTGTATTTCAGTAACGGAATCAACCTATTGGAACAGTCACTGATTCGTCAGCTGTCATCCAGCACATTGCTGGACCTGGTTTTTATTGGCGACACGGCTATCATCCACGTAACAGGCACTCCGATAGACAACCCGGCGTTTGTGCATCTTGCGGAAAGCAGCATCCGTCTATATCTGGCCTATTACATCGCAGCCGCCTGGCTTGAAACGACTGCCGGCAAGGATTATTGCCAATCGTACGCAACTACCGCTGACACCCATTTATCGAGTGCCATATCCGCCATTCTACTGAAGAAAACGTACGTCGTTCCGGAAGACGACTATGTGCGCCGAAATCCCGACGAGGTAGAAATACGAAAAGCCCCTCCATTCTGTTTAATTAAACCACCGTACCCTAACTATGCATACCCTAACCATAAGCATTACGCTGCTAAAGAAGCAGCTGATGAATGATATCAGAACCGAGTTGAGTATAATAGGCCATTCCTTGCAACGAGACCCCTCGTCGTTGGAACTGAGCGCCGACATTCTTGCCCCCACCAGTACAACCAACAAGCCTATCCTGGCCCGTTCTCTCACGGAGGGATTCGGCGAAGTGAAAAGAGTCTGTCAGCGTTACCTGTCCTTTGGCAGAATCAACGACGACAACCGCTTGGAACGCATAGACGACCTGGACCGCACGAAAGAAACAATCCTTGACAAGCAAGGAACCCATGAATTGATCTCCGGTACTCCATACACCTTGGAAGTCATAGCCGAAGGTCCGGTCACAATTATAGGCACATCCGGCGAGACCGCAGGATCCTTGCCTGGTACCGGCGTCGTAACATACACACCCGACGTTACTGGCACTGTCCAACTTGTGACAGACGAAGAAAAGGTCGAGATTGCCTATCTGTCGGGCAACTTCGGTTCGTATGAACTTTCGCTCAATATGCCGAACAACTTCAATATAGGCATGGTGGAGACTGTAAAGAACTGCATGCACCGAATGATGGTAGATTATTCTGTACGCACTTTGTTGTTGAACCAGCTTCCGGACAAGTCTGCATTGTATCAAGAGCGGTTTGTTCTTGACGCAAACAGCCTTTCTGATGCCTTGCGTTCCCGAACTTCTTTTGGAAGACGGGCCCCTGATTGGGCCTAGTCCAACCCGCTCTCCTTTTTCTCCTTCCAGATGGAATATAAATCGCGGACAGGAAGAGCGCTCAGCCATATACGGAATGTGTTGCCATGCCCGCGCCTTGTGCGCTTGGTGATGCGCAGCCTTACGTGCTCCTTTCCTTTGGGGACGACCTCGCCGGCAAACCCGGCATCGTAGAAGTTGAGGCCGGGTGTTCCCTGGCGGGAAGGCAGAAGGCGGCGTTTTACCGTACCCTCTGCCGGTGCCGGCGCAAACGTGAGCCGGAATATGCGCAGATGGGACCAGGTGATGGACCGCACGTAGTAGATGCGGTCCGTGGGCATGCCTGCAGAGACGCGGAAATAGACCCTCCCTGAACGGTGGACAATGACGTGATGCTGCTTCACGGGTATTTTTGTGCGCAGGGAGAGTGCTTTCAGTTCGTCGTAGGTTGCTACCATAGTGCGTTGAGCGGAATCAGCTTATAGGCCGGTATCTTTCCCATCACATCGTCCATGATTTCCCACTCCTCGAGCATGAAGGTGTATCCGTGTGCAAGCGGGTCGATGCCGCACTGACGGAGGATTTCGCAGGGCTCGGGTACACGGTCGAGAAGTGCCTTGAAGCGGAAGCGGCGGAGCTTCGGGAACCAGCGCTCTTCTATATGGCAGACGGATGTACGGTTGATGTAATCCGGTGGGACGGGCTGCAACATCATGGTTTTGTCCTGGCCGATGGGGTGGAAGACCATGAATGTCATGGTTTTCATTTTGTCGGCGACGAAATCGTCCTTGAAGAGGATGTCACGGTTACGACGGGTGTTGCGTATGCGGCAGATGCTGCTGTAACCGGTCTGCTTGGGTTCTATCGCTTTCTTGCGGAGCTCGGCGCGGGTCTTGTCGAGGTCCTCGATGCGGTTGGGATGTATGAGTATGTTTCTTTTCTTTGTCATGGTGATTATGGATTGGGTGTAGGTAGTTCAAGTATAAAGTATTCGTTCCATTCCTTGGTTCCGTTCCTGTATTCCACCAGGGCCTTGTCGCGGTCCTTGCTGATTTTGAGGACGGAACCTTCTTTGTCTTTGACCCGATTGAACACGATGCCGCCGGGCTTGACCTGTTTCTGGAATTGTGTTATTTTCATTGCTTGCAATTTTTATGGGTTAATACTGTTGTTCGGTGTAGAGAGCATGGCGGCCGCTTCCTTGTCTCCCTGTGAGGCCCGTCTCTGCAGCTCCTTGTACCAGGAGTATGAGGTATAGCCTTCGGGCGGTGTAAAGCGGCGCTGCTCTATTTCCTGCTGTGTCCTTGCACGCTCCATCTTGTCGATTTCGTGTACACGCTCCTTCAAGAACTCCTTGAAGAAGGCGTTTCCGATGCGTTTGGCATCGAATGAAGCGTAGGAGTTGTCGTACTTACCGCTTTTGTAGCGGGCAAAAAACAGCATGAGCTCTGAAATCTTGTATGCGCGTACTTCGCCGGCAAATGCCGCCGAGAACAGGCGTATGCCGTCCACCAGTCCTTTCTCGCGGCTGGCGGACGCGGCAAAAAGGACGGTAATCTGTGTGCATATCCAGTCTTCGGCAACCCCTTCGCCGTAGAGGCGGTCGTATGCAGCCAGGGTGGGGCACGATGCCGCATAGGCTTTGTCGGGATTGGCCAATGCGTATCCCCAATGTGTGGGCGAGAACTGGCGCTCGACGTCAGAAGGGGCGTTCCACTTCTGCAGCCAGGTTCTTTCCTCTGGACTTGCTTCCCTGGGCAAGGACTGCGACGGCATATTGCGTTGCATCCTGCTTGCTTGTATGATTTGGTTTATAGAGTTCATTCTTTTTCTGCTTTTCGTAATAAGTGTTCAACCAGTTGGAGAAGTGCTCTTTCGTTGCCTGCACGGAACGCGGAGGCGTGCCCCGGCACTTCAGTTCGCCAAAGAAGACTTCAACCATCTGCCGCAGCTGCTGCAGGTTGAGGCTGATTCCCAGCCGCCGCTTCTCGCGGATGACGTCCTCGGCCCAGATTTCGCTGCTTACCAGCTCTTCGTAACATTCCTGGATTGTAGGATCGGGAATGTACCGGACGGCAGGCTGTCTTTCTTCTTTGTTTTCTTTTTCTTCTTTAAGAATAACATCACTATCATATACATTATCATTATCAGTTATGGGTGTTACGTCTGTTACTTCCGTTACATCTGATAACTGATGATAACACGTGTTATCCTTGTTTCCGTTCTTCCCCCACCTGGAAGCCATGCCTTTGCGGCCTGCTTCGCGTTTCTTGCTGACGACTTCGTCGTAGCGCCGGTTATCGGAGTCGATGTCGCGCCGGATGAAGGAGAATGCCATATTAGCCAACGGTTTCAGCTGGGGAGGTGTCCCCGATGCCACATACTCTACAATGGCATCGTACACTTCCAGTCTGACCTCCGGAGGATATCCCAAGAGCACTTCCTGCCAGGCGACGCGGAAAACGAACGTATCCTTGCGCTTCTTTGTCATGGTGCGAGGCGTTAGAGGGTGAGATTGTCGGAATACTGCTGATCCTGGTGGACGAGTTCGTAGTATCCGGTGAACGTTCCGGTGCCGAAGTCGCATCGGCACGGGAGACCCTGTGTCTGGCATGCGCAACGACTGCAAGGCAGGTTCTCCGTTTCGCACTTTACAGAATCCTGGCCCCGGAATTCCAGCAACTCCTGGTAACGGATCTCGGAACAGGGTACCCAATAGCCTCCGGGCATGCATTCGTAGTGGCGGGCAATGGCGCCCGACCACGGACGTGATACCAGAATGCGTCCGTAGTAGCGGTAAAGGCGACCGGTGCGCACCTGTTTTTCGGGTACTGCCCGAAGGTTGGGTATGAAGGTGTCTTCCGCCTTGAAGAAGCGTATCAGACGGATGATGAAGAGCAACAGTTTCTTTTTCATGATTCTTTCTGTTTAGGTACCAGCTTCTGGATGGTCTCGCCACCGTAGGAGTTGCGGGTAAGGTTGATGAATTGGTATATGTTGAACATGTCGGTCTCGATGTTGATGTCGTGACTGACACAGAAAAGTTCCCTTCCCTGACGACATGAGCCGGTGAGGATGTGGTGCCAATGAAACAGTTCCTTGGCCGGGTACATGGCGTGGAAGTCCGGGAAATGTTCTTCGAACGCTTTGAGGCGTTCTTCTTCGGTGCTGTCGTCGAAGAGCTTTTCGTGTAGGGAATCATTGGCATCACGGAGGGTTGAGCCGTGGGCGAACTTGTTGCCTTGCTTCGCTACGAATGTGGGTGTCGTGGTGAGGTCGGAATTAATGGTGTATCCTTTCGCTATGTTTCCGTGCAGCTGCTTGATGACGGTCGGTATGCCATCTATCATGTGAACGGTGTCGCCGGCTATCATTTTTATGCCATCGCCATAGCCATCGCCAGAGCCATAGCCAGAGCCATCGCCATCGCCAGAGCCATCGCCATAGCCATAGCCGGAGCCATCGCCAGAGCCATCGCCAGAGCCA